CTGGGCCATCTTATCAAATCCTATTTTCTTAGCCTGGTCTGAATCCTTTTTGTTATCACAGAAGAAAGATTCCACAAGTACAGCCGTTGGCTTAGTGTCATTAATCATATATAGTTGTTCAGTTTTTGTACCTCGATTGGTAAAGCCTAGGCTACTGATATTCTTGCATATTTGACTGGCTATGCTATAGCCTTTTTTATCTCCAGGATAGTGGAAAACTTCTACACCATGTCCTGCCCCATCTGCAGCATTTAAATGCAGTTCGCAAACAAGATCATACTTGCCTGAATTTGCTATTGGAATTTTATAGCTATATTCACTTCTTTTACTTGGAAATACTCCTTCAGGGCAAACTATCACATCGCATGAATGACCTAGTGATTCTAGCACTTTTTTAACGTAAGGTGCAATCTCCTTATTATACCTATACTCGTGCGTATATCCGCTTGCAGAAGTACACACACCACCTTTTAAGATTGAGTGCCCCACTGATAAAAATATCCTCATGTTTTTACCTCACTTTCTGAAATAAAAAGGTGGCCGTAAAGACCACCCCCTAAAAAATTAATCACCCAATCCCTTACTAGTAGGGTTTATAAATACCCCTAGCACTGCCATTGCTGTGGTTCCTAGTAGGAATGGATTTGATACAGTCTTAATAACTAACTCACCTACACTTGCCCAAGTAGTTAGTGTGCTGGCTTCTACCTGAAGTGATGTAAGGACTATACCACCAATACCCACCCAGAACCATGGATTCTTATATCTTTCTACATTGTTTGATTTCTTCTCTATGTTGTTTTCAATTCTACTCATGCCAGTCTCCTTTATGTTTTTTAAATTCCTCATACTTACATTTTCTTTTTTCAAGCACAGATATCCTCATATCATGCCTTACTATGTTAGTTTTTAATACATCTAGCTCCTGTGTATGCTCTTTAAGTGAGTCTCCATGCGTAACAATGTCTTTTGTTTGGCTCTCAATAGTCGAATTAAGCTTAACTATACTTGAGTTCAGCTTAAGCATCGGGCTCACAAATGCTATTAATACAGGAACTCCTACTACTGCGCTGTATATAAATTCCTGATTCGTCATATATCACCTCTGATTTTATTCTTATTAAAACTGGGCCTTTTTAAGGCATGCCCAGGCCTATGCAAAATAAAAACTAGAACATCAATAGTAATTATTCAACTACTAGTTCTTCTAGATCCATAGCTACCAATAGGGCCTTAACCTTAGCCTTTAGGAACTGTGGAACCTGCTTAAAAGTTCTTACTCCTGCTATGATGCAAGTAACGTAACACATTGCCATATCCATCTCACCACCTTTCATTGATAAATTTATGCAATAAAAAAAGAACCTAATATTATTGATAAGATTCTTCATACATATCACTCCTATTCTTCTTTAAGTAGCCTTTCTACTTCCTTTTTAAGATAGTCTGGTACGTCTTCTATTGTCCTCTTCCCATTCTTTATTAGATATACATATAACTATGCTAATGCACTCATTTAATTACCCCCTGACTTCATTTCCATTAGTTCAACTATTGCTGTAGACAGCTCTAGTTTATCTTTTTCAATATTTTCCACTATTTCGGCTATTGCTGTAGCATACTCAAGCCTAACCTTATCTGACTCTTCTTTAATTAACTCTTCCATGGTCTTTGGTGGCTTTGCAGGCTCACCAGTATCATAGTCTATCCACTCAAATACTAGCTTATGAGGTTGACTAGATATATCTACCTTAAAAGAGTTGGCCTTGTGTTCTTCAAGTAGTTTGCCTAGTTCTCCATATTCAAGCTTTATGCAGCCTATTGAGTCCTTTGCATACTTGCTTAAGTAAGTATAGTTATTGTAATCTTCATCAAATGATGTTTCGACTACACACCCCATCATATCCCCTGATTCAATTATGATGTTTCCATTTGATTTTAAGTAATATATTTTTGTTCCTATTTTTTTCATTTAGAATTCTCCTTTTAGTCAAAAGCCCACCATTTTTTAACTTTATGATTTAAATCAGTACGGTTTGTTCTTTGATCTAGTTTGTAGTTACTTACGTCGAAATTACCCTCCACAACATTTATTGGAAGCCTTGTATTGTCATAAGTATAACCGCCCTGACCCGTCAACCATCCTAACATTTCTATTTTTAGATTTTTTGTAACTATAATAACACCTCCGCCTTCACCGTCGCCCCCATGCCTTCCGTAAATATACTCAGTGCTTTCAATGTATGCAATAACAATTGACGGAGCAAAGGGGAGGTTTAAATTGCGTACATTTTTAGCATTCGAATTACTTCCACTCGCCCATCTCTTCCTAACTCTTTTTATATATTGAATACAATCTACTATATCAAGTATTCTGTCTAGAGATATATTATCATCTTTCTTAATTTCAGTTATTATGTCGTCGAGGGCCGTTTGGTATTCAATCCCTAACTGCTCTGTTCTTTCAACTTCTCTTTTATAGGTTGTCAACCACTTCAACCCCCTTCAGCAACTTTTCTAGTTTATTGTTGGCCGCCTCATGCCTATCAACATATATGCCTAAATTCTTGCTATATTCGTCTACACTGGCCTTATACTCTTTCATAGTATTTACTATTTCAGTATCCTTGTCCTTTAGCTCTTTAAGAACTTTATCAAGGGTCTTATTTGCCCATGTTGTGACTTTTACTTTTAAGTCTGTTAATTCAATTGAACCAAGCTTCTTCCACAAGTATTTGATATAATTAGTTAGTGATTTCTCGCTACTTACTTCTGAATCTTCGTCATATCCGCCCATATTTACTGAGTCGACCTTACCGATAGAATCATCAAGTAAAGTGAAGTTCTCCATGATAGGGTCTATGTCGTATATATTATCGTTGGTTATTTTATTTAACCTGTTTTTGTCTGTTTTGCTATATCCTTCCATTAAGTCAAATGCACCCCATTTCTAATATCTTTCCAAGTTAAGCCTTTAGCCTTATACCAGCTAGCCGGCTTGCCCAGATTCTTAGTATCACCCCACGTGATATACTTAAATTCAAAGTCATAATTTAAGTGTGCCGGCTTTAGCTTATCTATTATTTTTCTTATCTCGCTTATCTTTTTAGGCACTCCTATTATTCCTACAAATTTTATTGTAAATTGATACCTTCCATAGTGTTCTATCACCTCGCAGGTGCCGTTTGAGTAGCTTTCAACTATATTCTTAATCACTTCTACAGTAGTAGTTTCCTTAGCCTTTAAAGCTGCTAATATATTACTCCTAATGATATCTATAGGCAAATCAGAATCATAGTCTATGCCGGCAAAACTACACCATGTAGGAAGGGAGAACACGGCTGATTCTATGAAAAATTCATTTACTAAAGCATCTATACTTAGTTCAAGCTCTTCTAACTGATATCCATAGTCTGTGAATATTTCTTCTGTGGTAGTATTTATTAAATGATCAGGATATAAATCAATCAATTTAAGCATTAGTCAATCACTCCTTTAGTAAGTGTTATGCTGCCAACTGCCCCCACCTGGTCTGTTATTAGTTTTATATTTCTTGTAGCACCATTTATTGTTAAATTAGAGAAGTCTATGACCCCATCAGTGCTTACCAGAAGCCCTGCTACCTTAGTATAGGTAATTTCCTTCACTGACTTAACTAGGTAGTCATCTAAGGCTTGTATAAAGCCTTCCTTAACTTGATCAAGTGTGTAGTTATCATCTACCTCTACAGTAGCTGATATATTAATATCCAGTATAGTGGGCGTAGTTACTGTTACACTTGCACCTATAGGTCTTTTAACTTCAATATATTTCTTTGCAGCTTCTACTACTTCAGGTGCTACATTCCTATTATTCTTACTCATAACAATTACTTTTACAGTACCATTACCATTCCAAAGCGGAACGACTTTGACATTCTTAACCCCATCTACTGACAGGGCCCAGTTGATGTAGTCATCTACATTTCCGGATGTCCCTTTGTGGGCCTGCAGATAAAAGAATCTTTCCTTTAACTCGTCATCAGTTTCAGGATCCACACCCCCCTCAAGTGCTCCTACACTTCTTATGGATGTGATTTTATCATTTTCTGGGCTTACTAGTGTGAAGTCTACTGTGGATACGCTATTTACACTTGCGCCAACACCCATGGATCTTATATACAAAGTCACTCCATTTTCATCATTAATCCTACCATCTTGATTATCTAACACTTCGTATTTATTTCCAAAGGCGCTTATAATGGCTCCAGAAGGGATTTCTTGACCAACTTCACCAATAAATAATGCTTGTCCTACTGACTCTTTTCCTTCTTTTCTATAGACCCCAAATTCCTGGACTCTCTTATCTAAGTTATCCCCATAACTATCTTTTATAAAGGCTATATTAAGGAGCTTATCAAGTACTGTATAAATACTAGCATGTGCCAGTGCAATGGAACTGAACATACTGTCTAGTATAGACCCCTCATTTTTAGCAATGGGGAGCTCTGTGCCTATTAGCATCTCATTTTTTAAATTTAAGTGCGTTTTATCTTCAAACATCTATATCAATCCCCCCATATATGCTTTTTACTTTAATTTTTATGTGTAAATCATCACCAGTGAAGGTTATCCCCCTATTTTCAACATCATTGATGTAAGGATTTATAAGCAAAGCCTCTTTTATGAATCTAAAAGCCTCTGACTCTGTTAGTCCTCTGCTGAATTTCTGACCTATCAGGGTATTTAATTCTGTGCCATAATCCCAAGAGTATATCTCATGGTTAAATCTAATTGTTTTGATAGCCATATAGATCCATACTTTCAAAGCCTCTGCACCTTCAACCACCTTGAACTCTTTTGTATCTTCATCAATTACGAAGTCATCTCTGTCAAAGTCATATGCCAACTCTTTTAGTGGCGGTAGTTCGCTTTCTGGTATGTAATTATAATCTTCAGGTACGCCTATAAATGGGAATATATCTTTTTTCTCAGTCACTACCTCACCACCTTATCTAGAATTGTTACAGTAGAATCGTCACAATTAATAATCACAACATCACCGGCTTTTATGCCACCTAAGTCTATCATGTGTGAATGTCCGTCATTTACACTTGTCTTTAAGCCATTTGCTAAAGCATAAGCCCATGATGTGTATCTTATCTGCACTGTTTCAATCTCAAAGTCATTATATTTTAGTCTTGTTTTTGGGTAACTGTTAATCACCTCAGCAAGCTGAATAGAAGGTGTGTGGCTTCGCATACCTTCTGCATTCATTATTCCTAACAATTCATGTTCGTATGACACCTACCAACACCTCCTGATTTCAGTCCAACTTCCCCTTCTAACTCTTGTTTTTGTGATCGGTGAACCTTCTGGACCACCGTTATGGATTACCATTCCATTACCTATATATAGCATCACATGTCGGCCACTTCCACTTGCTGAAGACTGTGTTATTATTAAGTCTCCAGGAAGTGCCTGAGCCAGTGATGGGATCTTCTTTCCATTGTGTAACTGCGCTGATGTAGACCCACCTATGGTAATTCCGGCTGCTTTATGACATGCATATACAAATCCACTACAGTCTGAATTGTAGATACTCTTACCGCCCCATGTATATCTACCCTTACCTACCATACTTTCAGCTACTTGTAGTATTTTTCTTTGTCTATCATTTCCACCACTTCCTGAAGTTCCTGAAGTACTACTTGATGTAAGTCTGCTATCAGCTTCTTCATCTGAAGTTACACCAGTACCAAGGTTGGAGTCAGTCCAATCTTTACCAGTATGCTGTTTGTACCATGATTTTACCTGTCTAATATATCCAGCAGTATCATTGCCATCACTTACTGGCGCCCATGTAGATATTATCTGGTCAAATTTCCTACCCTTCTTATTTACATGTGATATGCCAATAAAATGAAAACCTCTTCTAATCCCTTCTTCTACCGATGAGTAACTACCAAATGACTTGTATTTCTTGATATTTTTGTCAGGATCCTTAATTCCAAAGAAGTTAAAGTGATTGACCGCAAGATTAGAATCAAACTTTTCTCCACATTCCATTCTAGCCACCAAGGCAACCATCATAGGGTTTACCTTATACATATTTCCATACTTAATAAAAAGGTCCCCCTTACCCGCAAGTGGACCCTTTAGTAATTTATTTATCATATCAGCTGTGATTCCATGTCCCCAGTCAAGGGCTTTTCCTTCACCATTGGATGCTTTTGATTCATCCTTTCCTGCTGACTTCTCATCCATTATATTGTCGAAGTTAAGTTCCAAGTCTATGGAATATTTTCCACCTATCCAGGAATGTTTATCCTTGTCAATGTAGAAGTCACCTATTAGCCCTGTGTGTGAGTCTTTAACCTGGACTTTATACCCACTCTTACAGGTGATATCGCCATATCCGTGCAGGTCACAAGTCCTATCCAGTCCATGAAAGGCTGCATTTATATCCTCTGTCTTTCCATCTTTTTTCTGTTCAATTACTTTTGATACAGTGTGATATAGCTTCCTGAATTCCTTGTTGGTCTTCACCTGAAGTTTGTTACCTTGTTCATCCACTACTAAGACTCTGTTGACTACATTAGCCACAGACTCTTTATAAGAGCTATATTCTACATTTTGTTTTTCATTAAATAGTATCTTAAGCTTAACCTCACCTTTTTCAATGACATTAAACTTATCTATATCAACATCTATCATATATTTCTTCTTACTAGTCTTAGCATGCTCTGTGTAGGCTGTCATGATGGTTTCATACCTGGATACACCGATAAACATTTTGGTTATCTTGCTATCACCCTTAGCAATTTTCCCTACAGGTAGACTCATCTGGCCATCTTTACCGGCAAACACAGTCTTAGCAATTTCAGAAGCCGATTTATTTACAAAATTATAGCTTACTTCATCTCTGTGCAGCACATATCCTATATCATAGGCAGTAACTCTTATGCCATT